ATCAACTTGGACAGTGTCGTTTGGAAATAAGTTTATTGTTGCCATGTTATTTTCCTCTTAAGTTAATTTATGAGGGGCGTAATCGCCCCTCATTTAATTATTTATTACGCTCCAGCAGAAGCATACATACCTCTTGGATCCGAGAATCCAAAAGAGTATCTCTCTCTTGCTTTGTATCTAACGTTACCAGTGTCAAAGTCACCTTCCATTTTAGTGGAAATAGGTGATCTATTGAACATTTTCATGCCATTAGGAACATCAGTTTTAATATAGAACGCGTCTGTATCAGTTAAGTAATGATTAATTACATAACCTTGAGGTACCATTCCTCTAGATACGATAGCATTAATATTGTTATCTGCTGTATCCGTCTGACCTTTTGATTCCATTAGTCTCTCTGCTGTAAATTGCTGATTAGGGTGAATGATCATTTTCATTCCTCTAGCAGCGATTTTTAGACCTCTTTCATCAGTGAAAGCAGAAATATCAATTAGAGATTGCTCTAATGATGTTTCATTAAGGTCAGCAGGAGTTTGCAATTGGTTAGAGAATGTTCCCGCTAATGTAGGGTGGTTTACAATTGCTCCACCTGCATTATTACCGAAAAGTGATACTCCGTCACCACCTGCAAAGTTTCCATCGAAACCATTGTTCAGGACGTTAGCCGCTTTAACTTGTTTAGTATTAGCCATAGATCTAGCTAATGCTTTTGTATATCTAGACGCAAGTCTATCATACAAATTGTCTTCAATTGCTTCTTCAGTAATTGAAAACGCTAAAGCGATTGTTTCATGCGTATAACGAGAAGTAAAAGTCTCTTGCGCATCATCGAATGATACACCTTGACCTTCAGCTTTAACTTGCGCATTACCGAAACCAGATAACATTACTTCTTCTTCAAAAGCTCTGTCAGATGATTCAGTATCGAAAATCTCAGCATGTTCGTTCTCGTAGTTTTTGTATTCCAGGCCGAACAGGGCGTTCAATCCTGGCTCTAGTTCTTTAACTAGTTGTGATCTTGATATTGCCATAATTTATTCTCCTATTCTCCTATTATACTGACGCTATATACAAGTTAGCTAATGGGTTCATTACAACTACCATGTTTGCACCTGCAGCTGTTATGTCTTTATTCTCAGGGTCTTCTGCGACTCTGACAATTTTCCACATAGAAGTACTTGCAGCAGCTACTAAATCTAAAGTTACAGTCGATTGACCGTCTTTATTATCAGTTGCTGTGAAATCATTTACGTTGAAGTTTTTTCCATTATTACTTGTTGGACAAGCAGCATCAACTTTAACCATATATTCTTGGATTGGGTCGTCATTAACAAATGCTTTCCCGTTGTTGTTGCCTGTATTATAATCAGTTCCAAAGTTAGTTCCCGCGTCTACGAAATTAACAAATCTTGGTTTCTTAGTAGTGTTATCAACGTAAAAAATTCCGTTAAATACACCAACTAATTTTGACTGAGTAGTTGCATTATAAGCTGCACCACCAGTACCAGTGTCATCTGTAGTTGCGAAAGAAGCATCTTGTAAAAATCCTTCTGATCCAGCTGCGTCTTGCAGTGAAACAGGATTACCTTTATAGATACCTACACCTGGAGCTGACTCGACTAAGTATTCAGACTGACCGCCGATTGAAGGTGTGTTACCCAATCTTTCGATCATTCTTAAACCAAAGCCTATTGTTGAAGCGTTAGCCATAGTTGTTTCTCCTTTATGTGCCTGTCCCGAAGGACCTCCAGCACGGTTTAATTTAATTCAGCGGATAAAAATTGTTAAAAAATTAACGTTTCTTAGAACCACCAAAAGTTACACGAGTTTGTCGATCACTATTGATCGGCATACTTGGATGTTGTTCCCTCATAAGATCGTTGTCGATTGCTTCATTTCTCTCCTGAGTTTGCTTTTTAAAGTACTCAGTTCGAGATTGTGCGATCTCTTCCGGTAACCTTGCCAACACAAGGCCGCCTACTCCGATAACTCCTGCGTATTTTCCTTCTTGCATAACGGGGAAAGAACCTTCTGGATATTCATCAGCTCTCACTAATTCATAACCTGATCTAATCTTCCCTGACATATTTTTAGTGTCGTCAAACCCTAAAACTTCTGTCCGTAACCATCTATGCTTAAATTTCTTTAGATCTAGACTGGCTTGCACGGGTGGTCTTTTTGTTTTCTTCATTTTTCATATGCTATACCTCCTTCGTGATTTTTAACTGTTTCGCATATTCTTCCAGTGGCACACCTAATTTTTTAGCAATTGCTACCTGTGAAGATGTGAGAGACACAGTTTTGCGACCGGGTTTGACAGAACGTCTAGCCGAAGCTACCGTTCGTACAGGTCTAGTCGATTCCCTATCCCCACTTCTATCAAATTTGTGGGGGAATTCAAGTCTTATTCTTTTATCAACTTCTTCATAATAATCGTCAGAAGTTGGGTCAAAATCTTCTTCATCCACTAGTTTTTTGTGAATATCAAAAGCAGTATAAGTCATTGCACTATCTTTACCAAACCAATTGTTTCTTTGAGCCCAGTCCTGTGCTTTTGGATCAGGTTCTCTAGTTTTTTGGGGTTGTCTAGACGGTGTAATATTTACAGGTCTTTCCATAAGTTCAGCTCTAGAAGTCGAACTTTTTTGCTCTTCTAATCTTGCTTCCTCGTAACCAAGTCTAGCAATTTCTTTTTGAGCATTAACTTCAGATTCTAAATCTCCGGCCTCTCTTGCAGCTGCTAATGTTGCATAAGTAGCTTTAAGATTAGATTGAATTTTGTGCATAAGTTAAAGCCTCTTCTTTTTGTCTTTCAGCCTCTCTTATTTTTCCAGTGAGCCTATCAATTCTTCTTTTTACTCTCTTACTGTATGATTCTAGTTCTTCGTCTTTTTCTTCACCTTCTGCAGATGTTTCTTTTACCTGTTCAACAGTTTCTTCCTGTTCAACTTTTACTTCTTCTTTTTTTACTTCTTCTTTTTCCTCTGGTACATCAATATCTACATCAGGTCCTGATGTATCAATATCCACCATAGGAATATTTTTTTCTTCGTTGTCTGTTGGCATAGTTTCCTCCTATGAAATTAAATGTAATGCAACATAAATTCTGGGTCAGCAACGGTGCCCAAAACTTCGTCGTCGTTAAGAATACGGACTTCTCCGCCTTCTATTGGTAATCGTGATCCAGCGTATCTTGCAAAAATCACCCAATCTTTTTTCTTACACCAAGGGCCTTCAGGAAATTTTTCTTTATCCTTATACGCGTCTGGTCCTATTTTTAAAACATAACCGCAGTTAGTTGCGATTCTTGCTTTGTCTAAAGATTCTTGTGAAAATATTAAACCACCTTTAGTTTTTTCTTTTGGTGTAAAAGGTAAAACTAAAAGTCTCCAACCAGAAGGTTCTGGTAGGTTGTCTATTACTTTGTCAACATTTGTTTCGTCAACTCTTTTTAACTTTTCTTCTTTGTCTTGCTCTTTATATTTTTCTTCAAGAGCCATTTTTATCTTCGGGTTTTCCGAAGTCGATAACGTTTCCTTGCTCATTTTTTTGCTCCTTTTCTTCTAGCAGGTTAGAGATTTCCTGTTGTATTATTTGTAAAGCATGTGCTTTACCAAGTAGATACTTGTATTTTTCCATATTGTCAACTGATCCAGATGTATAAGTTTCTTGGATTTGGTTGATTCCCTCTTTCAACATTCGTTGAATTTTGTAAACAATTGTTATTGGATCAATCATATTTTAAATGCCTGTAATTCTTTTAATTTTTCATTTGCTTCTGCTATTTTAGTAATTAGTTTATCCACTTCGTCAAGGTGTTGTGGGTGCTCACCAATGCCTACAGAATTTTCTAGATATATTTTAATTGTTGCATCAGCTTCAGCTATCTGTGCGTTATATCTTGCTTCTAGTGCTTCTAGTATTACTCTTTTCATTTCTTTCTCCTTTTCTTTAAAATTCTTACTCTTGTTTGCCAACAGTATTCTGTAATTTTTATAGCATATGTTTCTAATTTAGAAAACATAATATCTAATAATCCGAGAAAATTATATATAAATCTATCTAACACTTCCAACGTCTTCTTGCTTGCCTGATTCTAGAATTAGGATCATTTTGAGTTTTAGCAGAAGATCGTTTAAGTTGTCCAAGTGACCTTGCACAATATGACTTTCTACGTTTAGCTGCCGCTGAACCTTTCTTGACTTTCCCTGTTACTGCAGTTTTTAATTTTGATCCAGGGTTAGCTTTTCGATATGCTCTTACACCTTTAGCCGTCATGCCAGCACCAGATTTAGT